AGACCAGCACGGTTGAGGACATCTGCCCAGGTGTTAAGGACGTGTCCTTGGTTGTCCTGGATGGACTGGTTGAAGTTGAAACCGTTGAGGTTGAATGCCATGGTGCTAACACCAAGAGCAGTAAACCAGATACCTACAACAGGCCATGCTGCGAGGAAGAAGTGCAGCGAGCGGGAGTTGTTGAAGGAAGCGTATTGGAAGATCAGGCGACCGAAGTAACCATGAGCTGCCACGATGTTATAGGTCTCTTCTTCTTGACCAAACTTATAACCGTAGTTTTGGGACTCAGTTTCGGTGGTCTCACGGACCAGCGAAGAAGTAACCAGACTACCATGCATTGCACTAAACAGAGATCCACCGAAGACACCTGCGACACCCAGCATATGGAAGGGGTGCATCAGAATGTTGTGCTCTGCTTGGAAGACAAGCATGTAGTTGAAGGTGCCACTGATACCCAGGGGCATACCGTCAGAGAAAGAACCTTGACCGAAAGGATAGACCAGGAAGACTGCGGATGCTGCTGCAACAGGTGCAGAGTATGCAACACAGATCCAAGGACGCATACCGAGACGGTAGGACAATTCCCACTCACGACCCATATAGCAGAAGACGCCAATGAGGAAGTGGAAAACTACGAGTTGGTAAGGACCACCGTTATACAGCCACTCATCGAGTGATGCTGCTTCCCAGATTGGGTAAAAGTGAAGACCAATTGCGTTGGAAGAAGGAACAACTGCACCAGAGATGATGTTGTTACCATACATGAGCGATCCCGCAACGGGTTCGCGAATACCATCGATGTCCACAGGGGGAGCAGCGACGAAAGCGGTAATGAAACAGATGGTTGCTGCAAGCAGCGTAGGGATCATCAGGACCCCAAACCAACCGACATACAAACGGTTGTTAGTGGAAGTCACCCATTCGCAGAATGATTCCCAGGTGGATACGCCACCGCGTGTTGATAGAGTTGAACTAGCCATTGTAATCGAAATGAAAGTAAGACCATCAGGGAAATGGTGGAGTTACTATTCCTCTACACCCTTAGTAGAGGTATGAGAGACGTAATTTTGACACCCTATAGGTCTCGGTTTGAGGGGTGTTGTGGACAACGAAAAGCGAAGTGCTTTACATTTGTTTACCTATTTAGTATACAGGAGGTTGGGTTTTCCGTCAACCCCCTGAATTAGAGTATTTCTACTTAGAAAACTGACCGTAACCAGTGCCTGACATCCACCCACCAGGACCCTCTTGGAAATTTTCTGATCCACCTTGCGTTTCTGCCACAGTGGTCCAGTTTTTTGATGCCATTTCATAGAGTTTTTGATGGATTTCAGCAGACTCTTTGGTCTCAGACTCATCCAGAATCTGCTGCTCTGCTACTGCTTGCTCATGTGCTTCTTTATATGTCATCTGTTTTTCAGACAACACAGGAGAAGAAAACCAAGGATCCTCGGGAAGGTAATCGGGTGCAGGCACACCAACATAGTCTTCTCTAAATCCATCATAGGTAATATCCAACCATGGAGCATCATCCACATTGGCAGTGATATCATCTCCACTCCAACTACCTGTTGCTTCAGGAGAGTGGAAAATTTGACCGAGAGTTTCTTTGATCTTTTTAATCATGAGTAAACTAGTTTCTTAGTGTAATCGTACGCATATAATTCGCGGTTTCCTTTGATGCCCCATCCCAACCAATAGTAGGCAGGGACCATATATTGTCTAACTGTTTTACCACGACCTTCAAACTCTGGAAGGTAACGTTGGAAGACAGATTCGTTAATCATGTATGAAGTCTGACCCTCTAGAGTAGAAGGATCGCACTCATACTTTTCACAGAATTTACCAAGATTATTATAACGTCCTAGTGAGGTCCACTGAATAAGACCATAACCCCCGACATGGCAATCATGGTAAGAAACTCTAGCCCCTCCCTCGCATATGTTGGGAATGAACTTGCTTTCCTGTTTAATGTTACCCATGATCGTTGCAAGTGCATTGCGATCTGAGATTTTGGTTTTCTCTTGTAGTTCTGCAAGGACATATTGTTCTTCTGGAGTGCAATCAATACACTTCCAAGTTGCTTGGTAAGGCACCACAGGGATCGGTGCCACTTCAGGAGGTGCTTCAGTTGCTCCCAAAGCAAACAAGGACAGTAGTGCTGTAATCATGCTTTGAAGTAAACTCATATAACTACACAGTCAGTATAACAGACGGGTCCTGGCGTGTCAAGACCCCATAAGGACCAATGAGTATCTCCAATCAGTCTGGAAAGACCCATCAGGCACATAGGCAGAATGAAAATCATTACCATTATAAAAAATGGCACGATTATATTTAACAGGTTGTAGATGATATTGTTTCCATTCATCGTCACCAGTAAAGTCTTGGTATAAAAACTCTCCAGGAATCTGATTGGAAAATATTTTATCTTTCTGAGTTTCAGAAAGTGTCTCTCCACAGTAATGCCCATTCCAAGTATAGAATGCTGTGCCTCCAATACCTTCGGACAACCACAAGTTTAATGTGTAATCCATACTGTCATGATGAGGATACCACGATTTACTATTACATGGCATTTGAGATTTATAGATGTTAGTGAATGACTGTTGCACCCACTCTCTGTTACCTGTGTAGTTTGACAAAACTCCTTCCATTTGCTGGAAGTATTCGTAAGTAACTATCTGTCTCCATCCAGGTGATGCAGTAGGATAAAAGAAGTCTGATCTAAATGCAGGAATTCCACTGAGAAATTTCTTATATTCATCAGGTTTCTTTAGAAAATCATCGAAGATTAAAATGTCTGCATGAGGATTCAACCTCAATCTTTCAGGATACTTATTATTAATTTCAAAGATCGAAGGATCTGATGGCAATATATTCATAAAAAAATGGGGACTGACTGGATTTTGCCAGTCGTCCCCAGCGGCGACGATATAAAATTATTTATCGTCTTTGATTTTAATCGTTATTTGGTTGTTTTCGTAGTCTGCCTTAAACTCTAACTCAGCATCGTGATCCCAACACAACTCTTCGTAGAGCATATTGAGTGTTTCCATATCTTCGTATAGAGCATTAGGATTTGGCATTTTCACCTCCATCTTGTGTCATCATTGCTGCTGCAACAAACGTTGCGAGGCATATGCCTACGGTCGCTAAGAGTGCCATCTTACCTATGAGAAGGAGTAGATATTTATTTCACCAGATACCAGGAAGGACCTGTCCTGTGGTGAAATACGCACCAACTGCTGCAACGAATCCAATCATTGCTGCACGACCATTCAGTTTTTCTGCTTTTTCGTTAAACATAGTAATTACCTCAGAAGATACCAAAGAAAAATTTGCCAGTGGCGGCATAAGAAATGAAACCAGAAATAATACCCATCATTGCCCAGCGACCATTGTAGGTCTCTGCGAATTGTTGAGGGGACTCCAGTCCTTTGCGATTGTAAGACTCTACAACCATTTGGGGCTCTCTAGCAAAGAGATTGTTTTGCCCAAACTCATTCGTAGTTACGGTCATCGTGTGTAAATTTTTGTTACAAACATATTATATAGCAGATTTAACATTTCGTCAAGGTTTCATCTGCTACCAAAACCTGATGTAGTTGTCCTTTATCAGGTTATCAAGACCAACAAACTTGATTGAGTACCTTGGTTTGTGCTCTGTGTCAAATGCTAGTCCTCTATGCACAGCATGACCATCAATTTCAATCACCCTTCCATGTCTAAAAGGGATTACTTTGTTTTCAGTTTCATTTACAAACGCGCCACCAGTGCCAGGATCAGCACTGAGCATTAGTATATACGAAAAAATATCATCGGTAATACCACCAAGGGTATCCCGATGATCAGATCCATTCATTCCAGCAAACTGTAGATTACCAGCGATCTCTTGTAATACTAAATTCTTTTCTGCCTTTCTAGTAATGGCGTAAAAGCAATCAATTAATTCGTGAGATAATGCTACGTTGCTTCCGTAATTAATAATGTCGAGAGATTTTCTTTCAAAGAATTGCTCTCCAAATATACAATGAGATCCAGTCTCTCCGTATGGCCAGGTGCTACGATTCGCTATGTTATTAGGATACCATGGAGAATGACTAAGTTTGCTAACCAATTCGTCCAGGTAACGCCTGTCGAAGATGTTATCAAATACTCTCATCATTTTAAATTCATTGGGTCGTTGACTCCACCACTACATCTTTACTGGAATGTAGAAACCAGAGGGGGGAGATCCCCCCAATATGGTCTTCTATCGTTCGTTGACAACCATCTAGTTTATAGTCTATTGGCAAAGACTAGGAGAATGTAATTACATCACTTCCAGCTCCACCATCGAGAGAGATAGTATCTGCTGCAGCTGCTGCATACACATTATAGTCTGGATCATAAAACTCTCGTCCAAGAGCTTGACCAAAGATAGCTGACGAAGGCTCTTCAGGTGCTGCAGGGACATCTGCAGTCAGTAGATCATTAGCAATGGTTTTCATACCTTGATAATGACGCCAGATTTCTCCTTGAAGATTGGAGCTGACATCGGATTCCATAGATTGCTTGACGCATTCTTTGAGAGCGTCTACTGCGTTTTGATAAACATTCATGATACAGATGATACAGAGTCTTTGATGTAACAAGGGACACCATCTGGGTCTAACCATTTGGTGTATTCAAAATCTTCCATAGCAAGTGAGATTTGCATACCATTGTCACAGAGATACATGTCTTTGTAACGTTTGGTCCACTCATCAAACTTTTGGATTCGGTAGTCGGGACACCCGTTGTCGAGTGTCCCTGCCTCTACATAACGATAGGGTGATTTTTCAAGGAGGACTTTTGTTTTCATAATGTAATTAGATCAGTTTCGAGTTTGGAAAGGAGGATATCATAATCCTCATCTACATCACCATAGAAATCGACACCTTTCTCCTCGTAATGTTTCACGATTTGATTATAAATGATAGGATACTCGGTGTCAAGGACGATCTTGCGGTCAACAGCATCAAAAAGAATGTCAATAACCGAAGAAAATCTTTGTGTTGTAGTCATACCTTATTCCTCTAAAGGACCTATATGCACCAGAGGTGCAACGATCCAGGTAGGATTCGAACCTACGACCGACTGCTTAGAAGGCAGTTGCTCTATTCCACTGAGCTACTGGACCATTCAGTAGCAATAGGAGATCCATCCTCTTCATACTTCTCAGCAAAATCATGCAGCTGATCGATGAAAAGGTCCATCAGATTATCTTCAATGCTAACATCATCAACATCGAGATCAAATTGAATGCACATGGTGGACTCCTCTTGACTACCCTGTAATTATAGCAGACTCCCTACGGGGCGTCAACGGTCTGTGCCAGATTTAAAATAGTCTTTCCGCATGTACCGACCAAGGATGTTGCTGTTGTAAAACGCTGGTGTCCCATCTGACATCGCCTCCGTAAGTACATTATTGATAAAAAGTTGACGGGTCTCTTCAAAATTTGTGAGACCCTTTGATTTATGTAGGCTAATTATAGTGCGTCTAAAGGCGAGATTCCCGACCTTCTTGCGCTCTTCAGTAAGTTCAGCACTGCTTCCGTAGTATTTTTTCCAGTCGCTTTCACTCTTAACGCGCCGACCTCCACCTCTAGGTTTTCGTAATTGGTGAAAGTATTTTCTTCCGATGTATTTCTTCCCAGTGAGCACATTTGTAATGCAATAGACAAAACCGAAATAGTCGTCAATGTCCTCAGATAGAAAAGGGTGTCCTTCAAAAATCCAGGGGTTTTCATAGTCAATTTCTTTTTCATTCGTAGTCTCCGTCGTCATCTTCAATGCGTACTCTTCTCACATTCTCACTATCTAGGTAAGATGTTGTGTCCGAGTACACTTCCGCTTTCAATTCTGCAATAGCAAACTCAAGATCGGCAATCAGTATCTTCAAGTTTTTCTTATTCATGATCGATACTCCTGTAATATATTGAGCATTTCATGGATGGCATGGTGTGCTCCATCATGCCATTCCTGACTATGAGCAGAATAAGAACCATTATATAATCGATTCTTTAATTTTAAAACCCTAACCTCAAACTCGTCCTTACTCACCTCATTTCTAGGCATTAGATTTTCTCCTGAAGGGACTTCCAATCTGCATCAAACAGTTCTAGACCCTTGTCGGTAAGAATGTGCTTATAGAGTTTGTAAAAAATGGGAAGCGGTAGAGTGCATACGTCAGCACCCACTCGGAAACAATCGGACACCTGACAAGCTTCTCTGATTGAAGCAGCAAGTACCTTAGTTTCAACTTGGTGTGTAGCAAAGACATCTGAAATCTCCTCAATCAGGTGAATACCATTCCAATGTTGATCAAAAACACGACCAACGAAAGGAGAAACATAAGTTGCTCCTGCTTTCGCAGCAAGAATTGCTTGTGCCGTGCTGAAGATTAGTGTCACATTTACTGGGACCCCATCATCAGATAGTTTCTTACATGCCTTCAAACCCTCCACTGTGCATGGGACTTTGATTGTGATGTTTGGTCCGATCTCTAGGTATTCTGATGCCATCTCAAGCATCTCTTCTGCAGTATCTCCGACAACCTCAGCAGAAACTGATGCTTGCCAAGGAAAGATTGCAGAGATCTCCTTGATAACATGTTTAGGATCTTCGCCCGCTTTGAGCATGAGACTTGGATTAGTGGTCACTCCATCGATCAACCCAGTCTCAAAGGCAGATTCGATAAGTTTTGGATCAGAGCAGTCCAGAAATATTTTCATGACTCTCCTGCATACGTTGTACGTATTTATGGTAACAAAAAAGCACCCATTTGGGTGCTTTGTCACGAAATCAAAACCGATTTAAAAGTAAAATTTCACCGTAAAGTAATGACATAGCTGCAACACAACCGAGGGATACGATCCCAGCAATTTGTAATGCTTCCATGACGATCACTTGGTGTAGGTGTGACCGCGATAGCAGAAGTTGCCATGAGTCTCAGACTCTTGACCCTGCTTGCACTCATAGCGGACTCCACGATAGGAAGTCATAGCGATTTGTGCATCGTGCAGACGTGCTGCTTTCTCGATTTGGTTTTTGATGATGTTTAAGGTGTTCATGATTGACTCCTGAAATACTAGGGGTGTTTAATCCCGTTCCTTCAGTCGTTTGCGTCCCAATAATGATCGCACTGTGGTGCAGATTCCTTTACGGTCTCAATCAACTCAACTTTAATTGAGTCGTCAAGTGCCTCGTGTGCATTAATCCGAAGCAATACAGCATCGGCTTGGGTGCAACTGAGGGTTGTGTATAACAGTACTTCAAACATGGGATGAACGCTCCGTTCCGCGACTTACTTGCGTCTCATGTAAACGTCCCCTCGCATTGACCTTCTACTTTTGACTTAAGATATCCTATCAGATTCCACTTAGACCGTTGGTCTAGGTTGGGATCCATTTGGATTTCTACTCGTCTCTGTAAGAACCTTTCACAAGTCATGTGCCACCCATAGGGTGACCCGTCATTATGATGGGCTAAGGTCATCGCCAGTAAGAAACTTAGCATGGGATGAACGTATAAGTTGTAGCGTTTGCTACACTTAATATTTATAAGACCTTAGTCTTTTTTCTTGGTTTGAGACGATACATTTTGCATCGCCTTCTTTTTCTCATTTGCCCAGAGCATTTCAGCAAATGGATTGCCTTCCTGCCCTGACTTCTCTAGTATAGCATCATAAAGAGAATCCTGCAAATGTGTCTCCTGTGACATCTTGTTTGATTCCTCCGACGACATAAGACTCAATCTCCGTTTCTTGAGGTGCGTTTTGTTGACCCTTACTATTTAACCAGTGATTGGTCCAAGGAAGGGGATTGTTCTTAGCAGGGATATCATAGATCGGTTTGATACCAATCGCCTTCATACGACGATTAGCGATCCACTCAACATAGTTATGAAGAAGACGATCATTCAATCCAATCATACTTCCATCCTTAAAAAGATAGTCTGCCCAAAGTTTTTCTTCGGTGACTGTCCTCTTAAACATATCAATCACATTTCCTTCTTCTTCTTTTGCAATGACTGCCATTTCTGGATCGTCTCCGTCTCGCCATTTGTTGAGAATATTCTGCGTGATAACCAGATGTTGATTTTCATCTCTAGCGATAAGAGAAAGAATCTTAGCTGAGCCCTCCATAAGTTTATTTTCGCCAAAAGCAAACGAGCACGCAAACGACACATAGAAACGGATTCCTTCGAGGATGTTGACATTTGCAATTGCCCTATAGAGTTTACGCTTCAACTCACGACGCTCCCATTGACCTGAAGCATGACCTTCTCTTGCAAGATCCCACATACTACTACCATCATATTGATGAGCATGTTCGATAAAGTCATCATATGATTCGGTAACAGATGCTGCCCTCTCAAGCACACGCTCATCTTCTAGGATAGTATCAAAGACTTCACTAGGATTAGAATATACATTCTTGATGATGTGAGTATAGGAGCGACTATGAATCATCTCCATAAACTCCCATACAGTCATACATGCTTCTAACTCAGGGAGTGAGCAGTAAGGGATAAAAGCCATCCCAGGACCGCGCCCTTGTACAGAATCCAGCATGATCTGGTATTTAAGATTGGAAGTAAAGATATGCTTCTGATTCTCTGTAAGTTGTGCATAGTCACTCCTATCTTTTTGGAGGGAGACCTCCTCAGGTCTCCAAAAATAACCAAGTTGTTGTTGAGTAAGTCTGTCGAATACAGGATACTTATATGAATCGTAACGTTGGACTCCTAATGGTTTGCCAAAAAACATTGGTTGCTTTGTAGTGTCAACCTTTTCCTTATTGAATACCGTCATTCCTTTAACCTCAGACCTTGCAACTGTCACAGTCAGCTTCCTCCGATTGTAGTATATCTTCTATGAGTTTGTCAACATCAGAAGCATCCTCAATAGGAGCATCCTTCTTAGCATCGTATGTATTTTGATAATAAGATGTCTTCCAACCAAACTTGTATGTGGTCAGTAGATCTTTTGCCATCTCAGAAACAGGCACTTCATTGTTAGGATAGTTTTCTGGATTGTAACTCCAGTTACCACTGATTGCCTGATCAAAGAATTTCTGCATTACAGAAACAATTTTGATATAACCCTCATTGGATGGCATATCCCAGAGTAAATCGTAGTTAGTTTTGAGAGTATTGTATTGAGGGACAATCTGCTTAAGAGGTCCTTTTTTGGACTTCTTAATGGACAGGTAGTCGCGAGGCGGCTCGATTCCATTGGTAGCGTTTGACACAACGGAGCTGCTCTCCGAAGGCATCTGTGCGGACAATGTGCTGTGTCGCAATCCGTATTGCTTGATCCGACCCCTAAGATATTCCCAATCACATGATAGGTCATTAGTTACGATTTCATCGACTTCCTGTTTATATGTATCAATAGGCAAAATTCCATCAGCATACTTTGTTTTATCAAAGTAACCACATGGACCCTTCTCCATCGCCATACGATTAGACGCTGTTAGAAGAGCATACTGGAATCGCTCAGTTAAATCATGGACAAGTTTATATGCCTTCGGTGAATTATATTTAGCACCGTGCTTAGCAAGGTAGTGTGCCAAACCAATATAACCAATACCTAGAGAGCGGCGATTAATAGTGGACTTCTCTGCAGACTTAATAGGATACCCCTGATAATCAATCAGAGCATCCAGACCCCTTACAGCAAGCTCACAGAGCTCATCAATTTCATCCAGGGACTTCAGTTTTCCTACGTTGATAGCAGACAGAATGCACAGAGCAATTTCACCTGATCCATCGATATGCTGGATGGGATCTGTAGGCAGGGTGATCTCCTGGCACAGGTTAGACATATTCACCTTGTCCTTGAAGGACGAGTGTGAATTGCAGTGGTCGATATTCATGATGTAGATACGACCAGTCTCAGCACGTTCCTTCAGGAGATCAAGGAAGAGTTGTTGAGCATTGATTGACTTGCGGGGGATGGATTCATCTGCTTCGTAATCACAATACATGCTATCAAACTCATCAGTGCCGAAAGCGTCATAAAGCCCAGGGACATCATGAGGAGAGAAAAGTGAAATCTCCTCGTTTCCAATGAAACGCTCATAGAATAGTTTGCTGATCTGGATTGAGTAGTCGAGTTTTCTGACACGATTGTCCTCCGTTCCTTTGTTGTTTTTGAGGACAATGATGTCCTCTATTTCTTGGTGCCAGATGGGGAAGTGGACTGTTGCGCTTCCACCTCGGATGCCATTTTGTGTGCAGCATCTGACAGTTGACTCAAACTTTTTGAGAAATGGTACAACACCTGTATGCTGTACCTCGCCGCCCCTGATTTTGCTGTTGATGCCACGGACTCTGCCCGCGTTGATGCCGATGCCAGCACGTTGTGACACATAGTAACCAATAGCCATATCGCTACTAAAGATACTATCGAGGGTGTCATCAACATCAACAAGAACACAGCTCGCAAATTGTCGAAGTGGAGTTCGCACTCCCGCCATGACAGGTGTGGGAATGTTGATTCGGTGCTTTGAGATTGCGTTGTAGTATTTTTTGACATATTCCATGCGATAGAATTTATCATCATCTTGGAATAGAGTTGCTGCAATCATCATATACATGAATTGCGGCGTCTCATAGATCTGCCCACTGCTGCGATCTTGGACAAGATACTTGTCCACAACCTGACGCATACCTGCATAGGTAAACAGGAAATCGCGATCATGGTCGATGTAACTATTTAACTTCTCCCACTCCTCATCGGTATACTTGTCAATGATACCGATGTCATATACACCACGTTTGATACAATTAGTCACATGCTCCTTTAGAGCTGGGTGTCCATCAGGATGACCATTGTATACTTGCTTCCTCAAACTAAACAAGAGGAGTCTAGCAGCAACAAACTGATAGTTAGGTGCCTCAAGGGAGATCAAATCGTTGGCAGAACGAATCAAAATTTCTTGAATGTCTGCCGTCTCAATTCCATCAAAGAATTGGAGGTTGGCATTCATTTCTACTTGCGATTCAGAGACCCCTGCGAGACCCCTGCAAGCGTGCTCAACCATGATATGAATCTTATCAAGGTCTAGAGTTTCCTTAACTCTATCACGCTTGATTACATTGATAGTCATACTCTCTTCCATTCGGTAAACTTTACTTTTGCTTGTAAGCCTTGGTAGGTGCTTGATTCTACCACACGCTGCACGTTGAGTCCAGCATTTATCATATCATTTATATCTTTTTCTTGTGTGCTTTGATCCCATATAACTACGGAGTCGCCTCTATCGATTGTATTTGCGATTCGATCGACGATTTGGGTGTTACGTGGTTCGTTATCAAAAACATAAACACAATTGCTCCACCCAAACGACCCAATATCAACATCAGCCCCACACATCGCAACGCTGTTGGGGAGAAAAAGCGAGTCGAAAGGTCCTTCAGTGATGTAGATGGTTTCTCTGTCATTAATTTTGTTGAGTCCATAAATTTTTGGATGATCTTCATCCAACATGATAGTGATATATCTCATGTTGTCATTAGGATTCAAAGATCTACCTTGATATCCAAACCAATTTCCATCTTTGTCAATGAAGGGGATAATAATTCTAGGGTGATCCCTCTTGACATCTTTGAAAGTTGGTTTCAGTGTGTTTGTCCATTTGCAAAACTTCTCAGCATAGTATAATTCTGAGAAATGTTTTTCTGGAATACCACGACCGAGAAGATAACCTTTCGCTGGGTGATCATTATTTAGCGAAGAAATACTAGGCAAATCTGTTTGCTTTTTTACAAACTTTGGTTTCTCAAATTCAAACTTTGGAGCAGCAACATTCCTACCTTTGCCAGTAAGTCCTGCCTTGTATCTTTCCATGACATACTCATCATGCAAGTCAGTTGCATTCTCTTTCAGAAAGTTTGCAAACGATCTTCCAACGCCACAGTTGTGACACTTGAAGACCAGTCCACTCTTCTTGCTAAAGAAATACCCTCTCGTCTTATTACGATACTTCTCCGAGTCTCCACAGTAGGGACATCGGAAAGTGTACACACCATTTCTAACCTGCTTAAACTTCTCAAGTCGAGAAGAAACGAGGTTTGCATAAATTACATCAATCAACCGATGGACCTAGTGACCTCAGTCCCTATCGTAGCAGATGTTTGATTGCCTGTCAATGGTCTAAGCATAGGTGAAACCACTTGCATGACTGCCACAAGTGTTGCTAGGACAGCAGTTGCCCCTACTACAAACTTAGCATTATGATCTACCTTTTTCTGTAATGTAGTAACTCTTTGATGGATAGTCTCAGTATCCCTTTCATGTGTAGACTTCATCTCTTCAATCATCTTAATGATGAGTTGATTTGACTTGTCACCTTCATCTAACCGCGACTCATGACGCTCTAAAATGATAGCAATTTTATTGCTGTTTTCAGAAATAGTGCCAACAGCACGCTCTAACTTATCTAACATCTCCTTAGATAAGTCTTCGTAGATATCAAGTTTTGATTCTAATACTTGTAATTTTCCAAGACCAAACATCACTTATCCACTGTTGCTTGTGCGCCACCAGCTCTCGCTTTCATCTTAAGGGATGCAGTTTTTTTCTGCAATTCTTTTTTGATCTGTGCAATTTTTGAATTTGCTTTCTTCTGCTCCAAACCAATTTGTTGTTGAGTCATCTGCTGCTGCAGTTGCTTATCTGCTGACTCATCTACAACATTCCGCATGTGCTTCATGCGCTTATTCATAAAGAATTTACCTGCTTCACCAGGGACAATTCTTTCAATCTCAATATCACCTCGGAATCTTGGGTTGATGAGAAGACGCATCTTCTGTCTTAACTCTGCAGGAGAGTTTGCATAAACAATGGTCTCACCAACTTCAGGAAGTTTTACTTTATATTGAAACAATCTCGAAGGCATTCCAGGATTCTCTCTACTCTCACCAAGTTTATTACCAGGGCAGACGAGTTTCTTAGCATCTTTTTTCTTGAGTTTCTTACGAAACTTCATGACAGGATCATATCCAGCAGTGGGACCTGTTGCGGCATCACCACCAGTGAATCCAGTTGTCATCATTTCTTCCTTCATATTAGCTCCAATTCTTCTAAGATATGCTCATCTTCTTCCAACTGAGGGAAGCATCCTATAGGATATTTATTCAAGAATAATAAAAAAGATTTGATAGCAGGCCAATACTCCCTCTCCAAACGAAAAAAGAGTAATGGTGTAGTCGCTTCACCAAAAACATTATAAAGTATGATGAGATGATTTAAAATTAAATGGGTCCTCAATCCAGACCCATTCAAGTATCGTTTAAATAAACGCTTCAGATATTTGAAGCGTTTCATATCTTCATCAAAATCGTCTCGTGTTACACACTGAGGATTTTCATAATGTTTGATGGCGAAGAGAATGTAGTTTCCTTCATTCAATTCGTCAAACTTCATTTATCAGCTGCCGAAGGTCAGAGTTGCGGTTGCAGAGATTACTTCAGGAGCACCATTGTCAGAGTTTACCTTGACACGATACTGGTTGCCATCCTCGGATGCAGTCTGACCTGTGAGTGCCAGAGAGGTTGAGGTTGCACCAGATACATTCGACCAGCGACCGCTGGAAGATGTGCGCTTCTGCCACTGGAAGGTTGCTGTACCAGAGTTGGTAACAGACGCTGCAACCAGGAAGGTTGCTGCACCACTAGAAGTGGTCTTATCAGTGTTGTTGGTGCTAAGAGTGATGGTGTTCGCTGCATCTGCTGCGATGGTGTCATCGGAGAGAGTCTCATCAGCATTAGCCTCAGGATTAGTGAGGACCATCAGGTGCTCTGCCTTGTGACGGGTGTTACCAGCACCATCGGTATAGGTGCGATATGCCCACCAACCAGGAGCAGTGATACCACGCTCTTTGTTCGCTGCCAGACCTGCTTCGGTCTCATCAACAAAGACGATTGTTTCTGTTGCGGACCCTGCGCCGTTACCTCTAGTCAAGCCGACTTGGGTCTGATTGGCGGCAGAGTCAACTCTTCCGTATAAAGACATTGTGCTCTCCGAATATTTTCCGTATATTTATTTATAATTAGCGTGCTTTAATAGCCTCTTCTACCTTGTGCAGAAGGCGATCATCCATGTCAGTCTTAGTTAATTTAACTGCCTTTTTAAGGATGATGAGGCACACTTCAATGAGCTTTTCGCCAAGTTCCTCGTCATCGGGGATCTTAGCAACAGCATCCGTAATAATCTTTTGTGCGATTGGAAGCAAGAATGCTAACATGACTAGTACCTATAATCGGGTCTAATCTATATATGCTCAGTCGAAACGAGATGTGTGTTTCGCCATAGCTTCGTCATCTTTCTTTTGCTTCTTGGTCTTGCCATACTTGAGAAGACGCTCAGTGTACTTGTTAACTCTTCTGTTATGAGTTTCAAGTTCACTTTCTTTTTCACCTCTCTTCTTCTTACCAGTGCGCTTGGCACCAGGGAAGTTTTTCTTATGCTCTCTTGCTTCAACTGATTTGTTGATGTCAAGTTTCTTGCCAG